AAGGGTAATCATTCCAATCCAAAGAAAAAGCATAAGAACCGTCAATATCGGAATTATATTCTCGTATGTTTGGTAACAAATAACTACCAACAAATCTAACTCTACCTAATTCATTGTTTTTTCCCGAAATTCTAAATCTATAACATGCAGATGTTGGTATACCTTTATTTGGGTCATTTGTAATTTCTGTTTCACCAAATTCATTTGTATATTGATATTCCATATTCATTGGTAGTGGCACTACAAATGAACCATCATCATCTACATCCTCTTCAATTTGATAAGTTTCTAAAATTGGTCGACCTAATGAATCCTTTGATGATGTAAATCTTATCATTTCAATTTCCGCGGCAAAAGTTGTTAAATCACACTTTCTACCCATCGCACTCCTTGGTCTACAATTTTTGTTTAAAGTATTTTTTCCTTGGTCTGAATATATTGACCCAATTAAATATGCTTTTGGTTCAACTTTAACTCCTTGACTCGATAAATCAAAGTCGGTTCTAGTTATTCCAATCTCACATAGGTCTTCATTACCCCAAAAAGGATATACTTCGATGGTTTGATTGAACGATATTATTTGAGGTAATGAATTTAAATCTTCAGAAGATTTAAATGAATATGTATTTTTAAAATTATCAACCCCTTTACCTTGTCTTATAAAATCATCCGGTCTTAATGAAAAACAACCAATGTCGGACAAATCAACATCAACATGTATTGTTTGGGTACCAACAGGTACTCCCCATATCATAAAATCACCAGCATTGTTTGTTTTTACGGTGTACTTATAGTATTTTTCATACACTTCTAAAACTTCTTCTCTTGTTAATATGTCCAATTGGTCAGGAAATGTACCTGTTGGTTCATGACCACCGTGTTGTTTTCTTTTTGGTAATAAATTATATCTATAACCATTTTCATCACTATCGTTTACGGTTGTATATGGATACAAAGCAGATATTACTGGGTCATTACTATCTTCATCAGAAACAGGAATAAAAATAGAAACTCTTGCATTTGGGACACCAAATCCATTGTTTACAAATATTCTACCACACACAACCCCATAATCAGAGCACATAGACGTATACGCTTCTGTTTGGGTAAATTTAAGAGATAATATCTCTAAAAGGTCGAAATCGTTTTTTAATTCAACGACAACCTTTTGGTCTCTTCCTACATTTGTTGAAATTCTATGTTTTTGCATTTCTATATAAATAGAAAATAAACAATTTTCTATTTAAAATAAATCCAATTTAAAATGTGGTTGTTCCTAAAGATTTAACTCTAACTTTAATATCTTTTTCAGGAAACCTAATTTGATATATTTGATTGGATTTCATATAAATTGTCATGTCTGATTGTAAAATTTCTTTTGTTGAATCATTAACATAACTTTGGGCAACTTCTGATGATGAATATTCTCCACCAATATTATTGAATACTCTTACATCGACAGCATTTACAACACCCGCAACTTCTCCGATTATTCTATACAAATCACCAACAAAAAGGGGGTCACCCATTTTTCTTTTATCAATTGAAAAATAATTAACAACATCTTCAATAACCGTTCTAACTATTTCTGTTTGGTTTCCATTTTTGTCTACCACAATATCCAATTCTAAAGAAAAATCAACAACTTCACCACTTTCAATTTCTAAAAAATCATTTATCATCCTATATTCGGATAAATAAGTTATGATATTGTTTTTTAAGGTTGATGATACAGTATCAATTAAATTACCATTTTCGTCATATGACAATAATTTAACTTTTATTTTATTATCTTCTTCCATTACATTTACCTTTGCCGGTGCACCATATGTTGCTGGCATTGTCTCAATCATTGATTTATAATCGTTTAATGTGACTGCCCTATTTTGTGCTGCAAAATTGTAAGATATTAAATTTCTAATTTCTTCAATTGTTGGTTGGTCCGCACCACCAACTGCGGGTGTTATATTTGTCACCGTTAATGAATTTTGAACTTGGGTGTTTGTGGTCGCATTTGGCCCATTTAAAACAAAATCGACATCATCAACACTAGTTATAATATTGATACCTAAATTACTGTCTCTACCCCCACCGATTCTATATTTTACAAACAATGTTGTATTTGGTTTAGGTAATGCACCTAAAGAGGTGTTGTTAAGATAAACACCTAAATTTACTTTTAAATTACCAGTATTATAATCATCCAAATTATCCATTGGATTTACATTCCCCGAACCAAATGTTATTGAAAAATAATTTTCAGGTGTATATTCTGTTATAAATTTATTTGATACCGAAAGATATGTTCCTGAAATAAAATTATCTGAATCTGATGCTCTTGTTGGGTCAGGAATAAAAACCTTATCTTGCATTAAAGTTTTTACCTCGTACCATTTATTTGTTGAAACCAAAAATTCAGAATCAGTTGGGTTGTTTGTGAAACTTACACCTTCTTTATGAATTACTGAAGACACACCTAAAACATTTTGTTCGGGTAAATATAATTTTAAAAAAGGTTTTTGGTCTAATTCTGTTATTACTCTTCTATATATTCTTGTTACACCATTAATAACCGCTTCTCTTTTGACAATTGAATATGATATTAATCTGTTATTACCATCAAAATTTGGTATTTTTAATCTATTAGGTTCCCCTCTATTATTAAATGGGTTGGAAAAATCAATATCTTCAATTGTTTCAAATACTTGCCCTCCACCAGATACTTGTGCTCCCGTTTTAATTGTACCTAAATATCTAGTGTCTTCTTTATCACCCCTAACAGGTACTTGTATTGTAAAATCACATAACGCAACGGAAGGTCTATTTCCGGGTATTTTTAACCCATAGGTTTTAGCAATATGGTATAATGAAGTTCTTTGTTGTGCAAAATCTAAAATTGTTTCCTGCCAAACCCTATCAATGTGAAAATGTAAATTATCCGCAACCGCGGCATTTAAATCCAATAGCACCGAAAAGATAGATGCGTCGTTTGTGTTTTTTATTAAATCAGGATAGTATTCTCTGGTTAAATTAACCAATTCTTGTCTTAAACCTGAAAAATCTCTGACAGCGTATGATATTTTTTTACTCATATTAAATGTTTATAATTATAAAGTCAGATGAAACAAACGGTTCGTTATTGATATCATAATCCACCCTAACTTTAGCGGTATATGGTTTAGTTGAAAAATCCGAAACCCTAAATAATCTAGAATCTTCGTCTTCTTGAGGACTGGTAGGTTCTTCTTCATCTTGGTCTGCGGCGGTTACTCTTATAGATTTTATTTCTAAATTAGGGATATACAATTTAATTGATGTTCTTATTTCATCTTCAATTTGTCCCCATGTTACCGCATCATTTGGTTCGAAAATGAATTCGTATAATCTTGTTCCAAAATCAGGTAAATAATATCTACTACCTTTTCTTGTTAATAAAAGATGAATTAAATTAGCACGAATTTCCCTTTCAGGAGTTTCTGTCATAATTAAAAAATCACCTTTTAAACTTGTTCTGAATGGAAAATCAATACCATATGTTACCGCCATAGTAATAAATATTATAATCTATTAATTAGATTTTTTATTTTGTTTGTTTCTTCTTCTATCTCAATATCTTTATGTATGAATTTTGAACCTAAATCTGTTTTTAATGACGGTTTATATTCTGAATCGGGATGTAAACTCTTCATTTTTTTTATCAACATTGAACCAAATCCTTCTCTTCTTCTGTCTTTTTTTACTAATATATCACTAACAGTTATTTCATTTTCATAAATAACATATTCAACCATTCCTAATACATTTTTTTCATTTAATCCTTTTGGGTTCTCAATGTCATCTTCGTATACATATAAAGTATAATTATTTTGACCATAATAAGAATCTGTGTGTTCGTGAGAAAATTTTATCTTATTCATTTTCTATAAATACATCAAAAAAAAATCCCATCAAAAGATGGGACTTTAATGTAAAACGATAAATGATTAAATTATGAACCACAACCCTCACATTCAAATGGTGAATCACTTGGTTTAACAGATAAAACCGTTTCTTCAACATAATTAGTTGTTAAATTTTGTTCTTTAACAATGGTTGTATTTTTTTCAATATTTGGTTTAGATGATGAGGTGTCAACACCTAACCCTTTAATTGGGTCAACCGCTGCTTTGGTTCTAAGATAATACATTCCCGTTTTCAGCCCAAGTTTCCATCCGTATAGATGTGCTGCCATGACTTTTGTTTTACTCGCATTATCAATAAACAAATTCAAAGATTGAGATTGGTCGATATAAACCGACCTATTTGCTGCCATCATTAAAATTCTTTTCTGTGACATCTCCCAAACAGTCTTGTAAACTTCTTTTACATCAACAGGGATTTCGGGGATATTTTGAACTGAACCATTCTCCATTATTAATTTTTTCTTTATGTCATCAGACCATAATCCTCTTTCCAATAATTCATTAACCAAATGTTTGTTAATTACAATGAACTCACCACCCAACGTTCTTCTTGAATATAAGTTAGATGTGAAAGGTTCAAACGCTTCGTTGTTACCGAGTATTTGAGCGGTAGATGCTGTTGGCATAGGTGCAACTAGTAATGAATTCCTTACACCAAATTTAACAATCTCATTTCTTAAAAATTTCCAATCCCATCTACCACTATTGTCCTCGTCTTTTTTACCCCAAAGTTCATACTGAAATATACCTTGAGATATTGGTGAACCTTCGTAAGATGAATAAGGTCCGTTTTCTTTTGATAAGTCTTTTGATGATGACAAAGCCGCAAAATATATGGTCTCAAATATTTCAACTTGTAGTTTATCAGCCTCTTCACTTTCAAATGGTAATTTTAATATGCAAAAAACATCAGCCAATCCTTGAATACCTAAACCAACGGGTCTATGTCTCATATTTGAAAGTTTTGTTTCTTCTGTTGGATAAAAATTTAAATCAATAACATTATTTAAATTCTTTACTACTTGATACACGTATTCATAAAGTAACTCGTGACTAAACTCTTTATTAATTATATATTTCGGTAACGCGATAGATGCCAAATTACAAACCGCCTGTTCTTCAGGACTTGAATATTCAATAATCTCGGAACACAAGTTTGAAGATTTAATTGTGCCTAAGTTTTTTTGGTTAGATTTATAATTGGCGGCATCTTTATATAACATATATGGGGTGCCCGTTTCAATTTGTGCAGTTAAAATGGCGTCCATTAATTTTCTGGCCTTTACGACTTTTCTTGCTTTACCTTCACTTTCATATTTTTCATATAATTCAGTAAAATCTTGAGTAAATTTATATGGGTCATCGTATACGTCAGATAATCCAGGTGCTTCATCTGGTGAAAAAAGAGACCAATCTAAATCTTGTTCTACTCTCTTCATAAATAAATCAGGAACCCACATGGCTAAAAATAAATCTCTAGCCCTTAGTTCTTCTTTTCCATGATTTTTTCTTAGTTCAATAAACTCAAACACGTCTGAATGCCATGGTTCAAGATAAATCGCAAAGGAACCTCTTCTTTTTCCACCATTATGCACTAAACAACTTGTTAAAGTATATGAAGGGTCCTCACTGTTTTCTTTGATTTTTAAATCATATACTTTACCATTATAATCGTCTAACATTTTTACTTTTGTGATTCTAGTATATAAAATATCTTCCCAAATAATCCAATTTTTCTTTGTTACAGTGTCTATATTTAATAACTCCGATAATTCATTAAATGACGGAATTCTTAAATCACAAGAATAAGTGAATTCTTTTGTACAACCATTTTCTTTCAAATACTCACTACTGTTTTCTCTTAATCTCCAACTTCCATAGGTTGGCACACCAAATCTTAAAATTTGGTATGAAAGATTTTCAATTAATTCTTCACTTGTATTATAAAAATGGATTTCATTTTTTCTGTAAACACCACCATCTGATTTTATTAATCCGTGAATTAATTGAATCGATTTAGATAATGGTAAATGGGAAAAGTTTTTGTGTATTCTTTTTTCTTTTTTTTCATTATATAAAAACTCGTATCTTAACCATGGTAATTTTGATAATGAAAATCTTATAGATAAATAAGCACCATCTTCATTTTTCCAAAAATTTATTTCTTTATTTGTTAAATAATTTATAGTAAAATCAATTTCTTTTTCATTTGTGAATCTATTAAAAGATATGCCCACCTCATTTTTATATATATGACCGTCACCCAATAATAACCCGTAGATAAAAGAATCATTTTCTGTAAAATCCTCAATGTCTATAATTTCTTTGGGTATCGGTTTACCTATAAAATCACCAACCTTGTACTCTCCACTATCAATCCAATCTGGTGAAATTATTCCTTTTTCTAATTGATTTATAAATTCAAAATTCTCTCTACCTATTCTATTGTATGTATTTTTAAACCCAAACAAAGGGTGTGAGTCCGTTAATTTAAGAGGTTTAATTGTTGATTTTGTTTCAATTTCAATCATCCCCCCATTTTGGTGATAAACAAAAACCTCCCCAACTTCAACATATTTTCTATCTTTATTTAAAACTAAATCACCAGGAATAACTTCGTCAATCTTTTTTATACCCATATCTGTGTACAATAACGTGTCAGGAGCAAAACACTGATTAATCCAACGAGCAACCTCATTGTAAGTTTTCAACATGGGTAATAAACCATCAGACTCTCCTCCTGTCCCTTTAATGTACGCACCTTTACCCCTCACATCGTGAACATGTAAACCAATACCTCCCGCCCATTTAGATATATTTGCAACGTCTTTTATTGTGTCAAACAATCCGTTAATATCATCACCTTTATTACCTATTAAAAAACAAGATGACATTTGAGGTCTATGCGTTCCAGCATTAAACAATGTTGGAGTTGCGTGTGTATAAAAATGTTGTGATAAATCATCATATATTCTTAGAGCAGTTTCAATATCATTATTACAAATACCAACAGCAACCCTCATATACATATACTGTGGTCTTTCAACAATACGATTACCAATCTTTAATAGATATGAACGTTCTAATGT